TCATTAAAGTCGTCACGCAAAGAGTGCCCCAATATCAATAATATCCGGTAGTTTACTTGTTTCTTTAACAAATAGCACGCAATTCGGGTAAGGTTTATCTTCGACAGGCACGACTAATATATTGCCGTTCTTTAGCTTCGGAAAATACCACTTTACTTCAGCATACACATTAGTAATATTAATTTCCTGCGGCCGGGGAACCATATGCCTCAGAGGATTAAAGACCATTGTATGAAATCCACGATCATTGAGACTTGTTAGTGGCATTAGTTCCAAATCGCTGTAATCTTGATCGCATACAAGTATTGACCAATCTAAGGGCATTTGAACTGTATATTGACCGATGTTCAGTACAACAGCCGGTGCATAAAAACTTTCCAGAAATATGAGAGGAATAAAGAAGTAGTCAGGATTCTTGGGATCTGAATAATCTAGTACACAATACCTAATATCTTCAATTTCATTGGGAATCTTGTCTAAATTGTATGCTTTATTTTCATTTGTTAGTATATTCATCTTGTTAGCCCAATTTTTCTTCTATGTTCTTGCCAATCTTTTTCCATTTGTTCATTACTTTTCCTCATTACAGCCTTCCCGACAGGAATCATTATAGGATCAATATTGCATCTAATTAGATAATCACATAGCATATTTTCAAAACCAAGATGTCTAATAGACATAAAAGTTATTGTCATATCAGTATCTGAATTCTCTTCATATTGTATTGTCATTAATTCCCGAGTAGGTTCTACGGTATGTCTAGGTTCGTATTTAAGAACTAGGCTATTTGCCTTTGCAAATATTTCTATTAAAGACAGATATCCCCAAGAGATGTTTGTATTTACGATTCTCAATATTGCACCTTCTTGATTGTGTACGGATACTCAGCTTCTGTGTAAAACTTCTTTCTCTTTGACAAATGACGCTTAGAAAATTTGCAATTTGAACATACATCATATACATTCACGAAATCCTTGTCAGGTGCAACTCTAATACCTCTACCGATACTTTGAATTACCCTAACGAAGCTTTTTCCAGCCTCAAATAAGACAAGATTAAAAATACGAACAATATTGATGCCCGTAGACGCCACACCATATGTGGCTATAATAACCTTCCCATCAACCTCCTGGACTTCTTTGTACTCTTCTTTACGATCCTTCGACTTCATTTTACCAGAAACAAATATTGAATCCGGTATAAGTGATTGTAACATTTCGCCTGTCTGCACGCGATCAACCAATATAAGTGTATTGCCCGACTCGGATATCTCGATTATTTGTTTTGCAAGAAATTTTAATCTCGGTAAACTTGTAGTTAACCACTTTAGTTCAGCCTGATAATTATCGAACGCTGCTTCACCTAAGTCTGCCAACTGCCATATATTAACATGCAATTGTGCAAGTATACCTAAGTCTTGAAGTTCTTTTGTGTTAATCTTACCAAGTAATGGACCTATACATGCCACAACACCTACCTGGTCAGCTTCTTCCTCTGGCATAGTCCCTGTAAGGCCCCAGCGTATTGGAGCATTCGCTAAATAACTCGACAATAGCCGTCTCAATACATCTGCCTTTGCCTTGTGTACCTCGTCTACGATAACGCAAACCACTCCCTCGAAGAAAGCGTTTATATCGACCTCTAAATCTATTTCTTTCGAACGCTTTGATAGGCTTTCCAAACTTTGCCATGTGCAGATTGTGTGAGTCTTGTTATATTCTTTTCTGTCACCGAAGAATACACCCACATCTAATCCAAGGTTAATATAATCTTCTTCGGTTTGTGTAACCAAGTCCTTTGTAGGCACAATCACTATGCTGCGCCCGTAAGGCTGAACCTTATGACTTAAAATCGCCGTAATAAGTGTTTTTCCCGACCCTGTGGGAGCAATATTAATGCCAGTAATGTTCTCTAGATATGAATTTAAGACATCAAGTTGATGTTCCTTAATCTTAATCGGCTGACCGGCTAGAGGATGCCCCTTCGGCCAGAGAATATGACTATAGCTATCCTCTGACACCGATTCAAATTCAAAATTCTCTGTTACTTGCCGCTGGTCGTCAATCTCAACTTCATAACCGTATTGTTGGACGATAGGTAAAAGTTTATCGAGAAGATTTACATACGAACGGCCGCCTATGTCGCAAAACGACATCTTACCATTCCATCTTCCTAATTTAAATGCCGGTGTATGACGCGCATACGGTAACATAAACTCAAGTGATTCCACCATCTTGCGACGGCATACCACATCAAGGTCGGTGAACCTTACGTTCACCTCATCTAATATCTGTAATGTTGTTTTTGCCATTATACGCTCGCATCATCAAGACCGGCGACCCTAAGTTTAATAATATGACCAGTCATGAAATTCTTAGCTTCGAAGGCCTTGCTGATTGCTAAGAATTTATTTCTTAGCAATGCTACTTCATTAACAAGTACAGTCGAGTCGACTATACCTGCCACTCCATCTACATATTTTTCAGCGTCTCTGGAACTCAAAGTTTTCTGATAGGCTTCTAGAAACTTCTTAAATTCCGCAGATCGATCTTTGCGTAACTGTATGTTCAGGTATTCGAGTACAGCTTCAATCTCTTGAAGCTGGGCAAATCGTTGTTCAACCAGACCGGGTAATTCGGCGGCGTGCCGCTCTAAACTTTTACCCTTCAAAGATAACTCTTTGCGGGCCTCGACAAGCTCGCTCTCAAAGTAATCAATAAAATCTGGAATTAGACTTAAATCACCAGTAACTCGATAATACCATGAACTCATAGTTTATGTACTTTCTTTATTGCCATCTCCATTGCTTGAACCAACAGAACTGCTCGCTGAGTACGGGACATTAATACTCTCTTAATCGCCATAGCACGCGGAGGGACACCTAGGTCATCCGCTAGAGCCTTATGTACCCTAGTCAGATTTGCAGGCTCAGAAATCCAATTAACGTAGTCGGCACCCACAGTTGTATCTCTCATTGCTTCTCTAAACTGCTGGACTGTCGTCATGGATTTCAGAGCATCCTTGCTATTGATGACTGAGAGGAGATTCTCCCCAAACTCAGTAGCCGAAACCATCGTCGTCATCGTATTCCTCGTCTTCCGTATTTTCGCTTAAATGACTTCTTGCCGCTGCACGAAGTTCTTTGTCTAAATCTTCGTCTAGGAGACTTTCGTCAACTAAACTGAATTCATCAAATACAACCACAAGAATATCTGCTACCTCAAGTCTTTCCTTCGGGGCAACATGAGACTTGATCCTTGCCCACAATTCTAATAACAATTCATGATTATCGTTATGCATTCTATTCTGCCTCCACTGTTGCTGGTACCTTAATCTGTTCCTCGTCCGAATCTAAAATCACAGCACGGAGATCATCCTGTGTAAATTCGTCCATAATTACCTTCATTTTCTCAATATCGTTCCATTCCTTACGGAAGTATTTCATTTCCTCACCTGTCTTCTTGGAAATGTACTTATACCTATTTCCTTCTTTAATTAAAACCCCTGACTTCTCAAAGAGGTCAAACAATCCCGAAATAGGATTCATACCCGACTCCCAGGGAATATCAATCTTAATAGATTCAAAGGGCTTCGAGTACCGCGTCTTAACAACCTTACAGGTTGCACGAATACCTCTGATATCAGCACCGGTAGTTTTATTACCGTCTTCATCTTCCTTAAGTTTGAACTTCTTCATTGCAATAACAATACTAGAAGCAAAGATGAATCCTGACCCGCCTGTAATCTTATCATCGGGATCGAACATATCCTGACTTGCATATGTATGGTTTGTTACTGCCATACCTATGTTCAAGTCACCAAACATGTTCACGCAATTTGAAACAAATGCCTTAAGCTGCTTTGCTTTGCGACCCATATCGCCCTTCATGTCACCGGCTTGAAACTGGTTAATGTCAGTTGGAGTCAATAGCATACCCAGTGAATCGATGATGAATAAGATTTTAGGTCTTTGTTCGCGGGGAAGATCTAAGTGATTTGCCTTGTAGTCTGATACAAAATCGTGGACAATTCGGGCAACCTCGTCGACCATTGATGCGCTAATACGCAGCATCTTATCTTCGCTTGTGTCGACACCTAATGCCTTTAGCCACTTTTCGTCAAGCGCATTTTCTGTGTCAATCATAACAACAAAAATACCTTGCTCTTGAGCAGCCTTAGCAATATTGCCGGAAACAATATATGATTTGCCAGCACCAGATTCGCCAGCAAATACAGATACCTTACCCATCGGGATTCCTCTATAGAAATCTCCGCTAATAAGATAGTTAAGACCATAGGATCCTGTACTGATCCATGTATCGGGATCATTAAATCCCGTCGAAATACCCGTAATGTTTTTTGTCAAAGATTTACGAAACTTTGAAATATCAAATGGCTTGGCCATAAGTTCTCCTAAGAAGTTAGCAGGGGTGGTATTTAGCCACCCCCGATGTCAACAATTACTTGTTTCGATTTCTGAGCATTGCAAGAATTTCTTGCGGTGACTTGCCTGCTGTTGCAGGTGCAGCCGCTTCTTCCTTGACTTCAGTCTTAGGAGGATCTGCATCAAATGGAGGATCATTATCGTCACTTGCCTCGGCTACCGGAGTAGGCTTAGGTGTAACTACAGGTGCAGGGCGAGATGTTTGCGCAGAACGAGTGACACGCTTGCCTTCGCCGCCCTCTGGGTCGTCGGTGGCAGATGAGTCAAATCCGAACGGCTTGTAATGTTGACTCCAACGAGCCGGGTCATACAGTTCTCCGTCAAGAGATTCTTGGAACATCTCGAAGATGATTGCCAATTGCTCTGCACTCGGACGCTTCGGAAGGTAAGTAGACAGGTCGACCAAACCATATTGGTCAATGGCTGCTTGCATTTCTTCTGTAAGGCTCGATTCCTTTCTAGCCCACTTTGATGTTCCGTAATCAGCAAAACCACCCTTGCTTGTCTTAGAGACAATGAAGTCGGTACCGTTGATATAATCAACAGGGCTGTTCTCCATATCGGGATCCATTAATGCAGCCTTAATAATTGCAAAAATTTGAGGACCCATAATGAACTTACGGATTGGATTTTCGGGGGAATCAGATTCATTTAGCGGATCTTGCTTGACAAAACCTTGCATATAGAAACTACGCTTTACCCAATACTTGCGTGCTGTTTCCTCAAGAGACTTGTCCTTCCACCAGGGGCGAACTTCATTTAGAATTGGGCAAGTCATTTTGCCGTCCCACATTTCAATACACGGAACTTGAACAACGACTGGCTTGTTTTCGTCTTGGCCTTTAATGCCGGGGAATGGGAGTTTGATAAGTTGACGCTCTGCCCAGAAAAATGTGTTATCTTCATTGGCGTCTGGAGCGAATCGGAGTGTTGCTGAA